ACTACGAAAAAAAACTTGTGCTTTTGTTGAAGATACTAATTTTGAACCTATTGATTGCAACATTCTATTTGTATCTTGTAAATCAACTTTTGTTTTACCTTTTAATTCTTGATAATATGAAGAATAACCAATAAATTTTCTATTATTCATATCCAAACCTCTTTTATGAGTTCTATCCACAACAATAGTTTTTAAATTTTCACCAGCTTGGTCTAAACCCATTTTTATTATTTGAGGAAACTTATTTATAAATTTAATATATTTTGATTGTACTATTTTTATATTGGATTGAACTTTTATGCTTAAAGCCATTATCTATTTAATCTTCTAAATCCATGCAACGGTTCTCTTTCGTTTGAAACAATAGTTCCACTTGCATCAATATCATATTCAACACCATCTTCTAAAATAGACTTCCATTCTTTGTTATATTCTGACATATAATACTCTGCCATTCTTTCAAATCTATCTTTATCTGCTTCAGGTCTAAATTTTGATAATGCTGGACAAAAGAATCTACCTAAAAATAAATAAACTCCTGCTCTTTCAAATTGGTCTAAATTAACTTTTGTATTAACCATTTCAGCAGTATTTAAAACTGTTATATCTGTAAATACATTTGTTTTATATACAGGCCACCATTCAATTCTTAATTGCCTTAAAATATCATTAGTAGTTTGTGCTAAAAAGTTTGTTGTTTCAGTATCACTTGTAGCAATACCAAAATTAAAAGCATCAGGTTGATATTTAGTAATATCAGAAGTTGTTATAACATCAGCACCTGTATAATTAGCCATTATCTAATACCCATTATCCAATTAATAAGTCTTTTAATTCTTTTTTTTAGTTTTTTTAACATTTTTTTTCTTCTTTGGTTTTAATTCAACTATTTTATCAGAAATGTTATCCTTTGTCGCTTTTTTAATTTCTTTTTTTACATCATTAACAGGAGCATAACCTCTCATTTTAAAATGTTGTAAATTAGCTTCATATTGTTCTTTTGGTCTTGTAATTATTTTTTTTCCATTTGTTAATTTAATATCCATAAATTCTCCATTATTAAATGTGAGGGCAGTTTCCCACCCTCACAAAGTATCCAATTATTATTGGATTGATGAATCAGAATGTAATTCAACACCATAAGTATCGTTTAATTCTCCGACACCATATACTGCTGTTGCTACAATCTCATCTGCTCTTAAAGATGCATCTCTTTGAGTTTCAATTTTCAAATCTTGCATCATAGCCATAGCTAAAGCATCTCTGTGGAATACACCTTGTTTGTAATCTCCAGTAGTTCCATCGTTAGCAATGTTTGTTGTTTCATAGATTGGTACTCCACCTAATCTTCCAACAAATCCATTTCTTAATGCCTCATTTGCTATATCATTAGAACTAGCATTTGCAAAAGTATTAGTTAAATTTGCTTTAAGGTCATAAGCTACCATTGGGTGTATAACTGTTGATACTCCGTCCATTGATACTCCAGCATTTCTAACATTTGCAATTGATTGAAATACTAATGCGGCAGTTAAAGCTGTTGAGCCTGAACCTACTGCTGTACTAAAACCATCAAATAATGCTGTTAAGTCTTGGTCTTGTTTTTTTGCAATCGCTTCACCAAAAAGTTTTCCGATGTCAGCCGCAACATTTCTTGGAGCAGAATTTCTTGCTAAATCCGTTAATGTTGTCATAATTCCAACTTCTGATGCTGTTATAGTAACTGAAGATGGATTGATTGCTGTGTTAGATAAATCAGTTGCTTCTGATACTGCCGCCGCCGAAACTGCAGAGTAAATTGGAACTTCAACTGACTTTCCACCACCTGTTATAGCATAATTTTTTACAAGTGGTCTCATAATTGATTGTTCACTTGCTACAAATAATGCTTCTGCAACGATTTCCGTGTATAATTCGGAGAGCGTTGAACTTGTGCTTTCGTTTGCCATTTTATTTGTCCTCTATATTTATTTATTTGTTAAATTAATTTGAGTAGGTTTTGAATCACGAAGTTTTCTATATTCAGAATACTTCTGTCTATCCTCTGCCTTACTCATATCTAAATCACTGATGTTAAAAGGTTTTACAGCTTTTCCCTCGACACTGCTCTGGCTTCCTGTACCAGACAAAGACCCTTGACGGAAATGTGGGTTAGCATCTATAAACTCCTTAACTTGTTCTTCAACCGTTAATAGTTCTCCTTTTTGGTTATACCTAATATTTCCATTATTATCAAGTACTTCTACCTTATTATCATCTGTTAATCTTACTTGGTCTTTTAACAACGAAACTACTTGGCTTGGGCTTATAGCTTTATTTTTTGATGCAACAGATAATATAGTATTATCAACCCTTTCCTTTTTAATTTCGCTTTTATATTTATTAATTTCTTGTTCCTTTTCAGCTATTCTTTCTTGCATTAGCTTTTCAAGGTCAGCTTTTGTTTTTGCATCTTGGATTTGTTTTTGTTTAGCAACATCTTCTTCTTGTTTTTTAACTTCATCTAATTGTCTTTGATGTTTAGCTTTTTCTGACTCCAATCTAGATTTTATAATATTATCTAATTGTTCTTGTGTAAAAGTCATTTCCTTTGCTTTTTCAACTTTTACTTCAGTATTTTCTGTTGTTTCTGTTTGTTGGTTTTGAGGTTCAACAACCTTTGTTTCTTCGGACATTTTAACTCCTATTCTATTTTTATGTTTCCGTTTGCGTCATACCAATTAGGATTGACGAAACTCCATTGATGACGACAGTTATAACCACCTCTGACAATAAAAGGATCTCCAGCTTTTTTGCCTTTCCAACTTCTTTGCCATAGTTTTCTGACTTCATCTTTCGTAAATAATCCACCTTTTCTCTTATCATATTTTCCACTTCTGACAAGCCTACAATGCGGTCTTGTTGTTGGTATCACATTTCCTAAATAAACGGCATATGTTAATCCAGCTTCTTCTGATTTAGCTAAATTAAGGGTTGCATCAAATTCCCTTAATGAATCATTCAATATTTGCCCAGCATAACGCTTCATATTTTCCCCTGTCCTATCACTTGCAAATTTTGATTGTAAAGTTTGTATATTTTTGTCTAATTTTTGTCTTAATTGTGTTGCTTGTGTCTTATTTTTTCTTTTATCTAATTTTCTTAATTTAATTTCATCTGATTGAATATTATCAATTAAATCTTGTATTTTTGAATCATCTGCACTTGCATATATACCATTAATTGTTTGTCTTAATTCTTTTTCTAAATCAACAGGGTCAGCACCAACCAATGTATATTGATATATTTTTTCAGATAATCGCCTTGTCATTGTATTTGATACATCTTTAAATTGTGTAAATGTTTGTCTTTTTAAATTTTGTATTAAGGTTAAATCTGATTGTGTTAATTGTTGAAAAGCAACAGGAATATTACCTATTTTTTTAAATGCTTTTTCTATTCTTTTTGCTTGTTTATTAAAACCTTGTCTAACAACAGTATCTGACCATCTTAAATATTCTTTTTCTAATGTTTGTCTTATTAATGGTTGTACTGCTATTGCTGATTTAAGATTATATAATTTAAAATCATCATCTAACGGAAGTTCTTTTCCAGCTAATGCTACAATATCTCGTTCAATTTTATTTAATGTTCTTATTAAAGTTTCGTAATATTCTGATTCTGCAATTTCAATTGCTCTTATTCTGTATATTGCTGTATCTTCTACTATATTCGCCATTCATTAAATTTCTTCTTCTTCCACTTCTTCATCAGGTTGTTGTGCTTCATCTTGTGTAAATTGACCTAATTCTTTTTGTTGTTCAATTTCATCAAATATTACATTTAATTTTTCATCATCATCAACAACTGACCTAGCAATTTCTTTATCAATTTCTTTTTGCAATGTTGGAGATTGAATATTAATAGCTTTTGCTTGTTGATAAAAAGCTAAATCAGATGCATAATCTCTAATGTTAAATGTATCAGGATAATTAATTTCTCCATCAAATTCTGTATTTTGAAACATACTATATAATTTAAATAATTGTTCTTCTGCTATTTGTAAATTATCTGCTTTTTCTGACAACCTTGCATTTAATAATTCAAATTCAGTTTGTAATGCTATTCCTGAATTAATTTGATTTCTTGTTGTTCTTATGGCTCCTGTATGTGCCAATCTGTTAATTGCTTCAACTTTATGATTAATTGAATCCATTAATTGTGCTAAATTTTGTCCAGATGGTTGTAATAAATATGGTTTTAAATTTGGTTCCATTTCATCAGGCATTTCTATAACTGCACCAGCACCAGCACTTGCATTTACGCTTGGAGTTTTTACTAATGATGGGTGGTTAGTTAATCTAATTAATTGTTCTATTTCTGAAAATTCATTATAAATACTTTTTTGCAAATCCGCTATATCTTGTAGGTCTGACTGACCAATGCCTCGTTTATGTGACTTTGCATTGTATAAAATAACTGCTGGTATTTTGCCAATCAGATTCTCGGCAGTATCTATTACGGTTGGTTCAGTTCTATCATCTTTCATATACAAGGTATCTACTCTGTCTAAATACCAAACACGCATATATGTTCCACCATTCTTATCAACCTCTTCTCTAATTTTTAAATAATCCAAAGTATATTTACCATTTAATTCTCTTTTAAAATTCCAATCCAAAACATTTTCTGGGGTAATAATTGAAATATACGGTCTTATATCTTGTTCAATTTCTTCTGCTTGTGTATTTGTTGTTACCTTTGGTTTATCTAAAATTAAAAAACTATGTCCATAAATAGATGCATAATTTTGTGCTTGTTTTATTACTGCATTAAAGCTATTTCCATCAAGGTCAGCATCTTTTAAGAATGATTCTAAACTAGGTTCTTCTGCCATTGAACCAAAATTTCTTGATGGTTTTACTCTAAATAAAAAAGATGAATATATTTGTATTATATTTTTACAATGATTATCGCAAGGTGTATTAGCCAATCTTTGATTAAATTCATTATCCAATTCTAAATTATATCTATTTAAATATTGACCAACCATATAATCGTAACCACCGTTGTACGACCGAATATAGTATTCCCATAAGCTAACAGATTCTTTATAATCTTTATGAGTATTTAATGCTTCATCTCTTGCGTACATTTTATCTATGCGTCCATCTTATTGGTTTATATGGTATATTTTGTGCTATTAATGGTTTAACAATTTCAATTAAATATCCAATGCTGTCATTCATATGATCATAGCCTTCTTCTTTATCAGGAATATTTGTATTTTCCTTGTATATTTGTCTTTGTAAACCTTTTATCATAATTTTGCAAGATGGCGAGATAAAAATATAACGCTTTCCATCTGCTGACTTTAATCTTGAATTTACTGCATTGATTCTATCTCTTATTGGACTATGTTTTAATTTACATTTTACATTAAAACCAGCATTTTGTAATATTGTTAAATCAGTTTTACCACCAGCAGAGGTTTTTCTTTGCCTACAAGCTGGGTCAGGATAAACAAATATTTTTTGTTTTGTTCCATATCTGTTTCGTATTTCCTCAACCATTTCATCTGTATTACTTGAATAAATAACTATTTCATCAACAAAATGAATTGTATCTTTTTCTAATTGAGCCACACAAGCACTCATTGGATCCACATTAAAATCCAATCCTATATGTAAAGGTTTAGACCAATCTATATTTTTTGGTTTAACATTATCAACAGCATGGAAATTATAATAAACAGCACCAGCATAATTTTCAAAACTACCCTCAAATTCTTGTCTAAATGTTCTTATATCAATATCTTGTTTTGCTTGTTCTATTTCTTCTGATGATACCATTCCACCTTGTAATGTAGTAAATTGAAAACTATCCCATTCATTATCTCTTTTACCTTTTTCATACATACGGTATGACCAATTACCAAAGCCCTTTGGAGAACCACACATTAAAACATCACCCATTGTATCAGCAATAGATGCCCTTAATACTTCTGTCCAAGCCTTTTCATCAATATCAGCAAACTCATCTAATATTAAAAAATCAATACCTACTCCACGCAAAGCATCATAATTTTCACAACCTTTTAAGGATATAATACTTCCTGTTCTTTTAATCCTAATTGATAAATTAGTTTCATTAATAGATTCAATCCAATTAAAACTTGCTAACATTTGTTTTAATTTAGACCATACAATTTCTCTAGCCATTTTAAATGTTGGTGCAACATACCATATATTCTTTCGAACTTGGGTTGCATATTTCATCATTTCAGTAATACATAAATAGGTTTTACCAAATCTTCTGCCTGATACTAATACCCTAAATCTTTTATTACTCTTTGAAACTTTATGTTGGGGTTTTGTTAATGTTATTTTCACTTAAACACCAATATTTAACTATATATTTTTGTTCGTCAAATTCTTTAGGTGCTTTTTGTACTAATGTAATAGTTTTTTCTGCACCTTTGGCTACACATTCTGAATAACTTAATAATTCTCTATCTGTTAATGGTGGATAACAAAAATTATTAACTAATGAGCATACTTGGTATAGTAAAATCCATTTCATCTATTTCCTTTTTTTGTAATATTTTCGATGCACTTGGACTCTCCAAGACCAATGAAAAATTGACCTTGCAACTTTGCCTATTTTTTCTACTATCCAATCTATCATTTTTAATACTCATAATTACGGATATAATAACATATCCTTTGCTTCCTTTTGTAATTTTTTTATTTTATCATCTTTTACAGATAATTCTATTTCTTTTAAATTTATTATAGCTTTTAATGTATCTATTTCTTTATTTAATATTTTAATTTTCATTTCTAAATCATTATCGCCTTTATGTTTTATTTCATTTTCAAACGTCTTATCTTCAGCTAATACTTTTATAACATCAACTTTGTTCATTTTAATATTAAAGCTTTAATAGACTTTTCCCCCATATAAATTTCTGTTTCAGCTTTACCACGATAACATTTATAAGTTACTGTTTCACTATAAGTTCTTTCAGCTTCACGCTTACCTCTTAAACACATAGCCATATTATCTTGTATTCTATGCTCTTTAATTTCTCCATTAACAAACATTAATAATGCTATAACTGATTCAATCATTGTGAATTACCATTTGTATATTTAATTTCTCTATTAGCATCTTTTAACTTTTCTATATCTTCTAAAACCTTATCCATTTGCTTTCTTAAAAATTCTATATTAACTTTATTTAATGCCATTTCCTCAATATGCTTATTTAATTTATCTGTGGTTTTATATAAATCCTCTATCATCATAAATTGTTCTGAATCTGCTGGTAATGAACCTAATTGTCCTCTTGGCCATTTAATTCTAAATTCTGTATTTTCTTCTAAATCTTTTTCCATTAATTGTAATCTTGTATCTGTAATATTTAACCTTTCAACCATTTGAAAATAACCCATTGTTCCTAATGCAACTATTACAATTAAACTAGCAACTGTTTTCATTGGCATAGATACTTTTGCTTCTTCTGATATTTTTAATGCCATTATATTTTAAACCCCTTTCTCCAAGATTTAATCGCCCAATAAACAGGTTTCAAACTTTTTTGCCCTGATACTTTTCTCAATATAGCACCATGCCTAGCTAAAAATGACCTTTGCCTTGCTGGATTATTTTTTTTAATTGACATATTAGGATCACCAAAACGAACTTTTTTGATATTGCCTGTTGCCCTATTTCTAACATACACAGCAAATTTCTTTCTTTGACCTGATGTTCTAAAAGGTTTATTTAATTTAACTGTTCTACCTCTATATTTTGCCATGCATTGTAATTACCATATATTATTTACAAATACACCCATAAAAATCGCCACTACCATCTTTCATTACATGCACATTATAAGGGGCTTCATAATAAATTGTTAAATGTAATCTTAAAATATCACATAAATCAAAACAATTTATATCTGACATAATTTCAATACCTTCCATCATTTGTTTAGTAACAGAAACTAAACTATACAAACCATCATTTAACAAAATTAAATCCATTATCTTTTAAAATGTCTTTGTCTCCATTTATTGCATACATAGGTATCTCTAACACCTCTTGTCCTATAAATACCGCAAAACATATTTCTTTGTGAAAACATACCGCAATTTCCACATGAACCTCTGCCTGTTGATTGTCTATAATCCTGTGGCATTTGATAAGGTATAAATTCTCCATTTGAATAAAACATAGACCTTTTATTCATTTACCTTGACCTCTATATTTCTTAAATGAACGCCTTTTATGTTTATTCATTTTTGCTTTGCTAGGATTACGACCAATATTTGTTTTATGAAATACAGGCTCATGCTCAACCCTACCATAAAGATTACCTTTTCTTTTTGCCATCTTTTATTTCTTCTGCTTTTGCATCAATTATTAATGGTAATGGTTCATTAAAATTAGTTTGTTCAATTTTATCTTTTTGGTCTAAATGTTGCTTTCCTAACCATATTTGCATAGCTACATTACCACCTAATGCTTTCTCAAATTGAGCACGTCTTAAACTAATTCTGCCCATCTCACGCCCCTTTTTTATTAGGTGGACATAATTCCTTTGTAATGTCTTTGTTGAAACCTCACAAAATTCTGCAATTTCTTCATAAGTGCAATGTAATTGTGCTAATTTCTTTATTGCTTCGCTATCTACTTTTTTAAGTGGTCGTGCCATTATGTCCTTTTTGTGTTAATTAATATATAAAAAGGTGGCTGTCAATCTTCGGTTACTTGCTGATTTTTTAAAATGTTTCGTTAAATTAGAATTATCGCCTTTTATATGAGATAATTTTCTTTTTATTACCCAATTTTTACTCCTATTTCTTGAATATATCATTGATGGTTGTGATGTTACTGAATAATATCTATAACCCAATTTAGTAAAATATTTACCACAAAATTCACTTATCCTATTACCTAATCCAATGCCTTGATAATCTGGCAAAGTAACTATTCTATGTTCTCTTTTAGCTTTTTTTATATGTGGGTGTGGAAATTGTAAAACTGCCCCAAATGCAACAGGCTTATTCCATATATATCCAATAAAACATTTTGATGCACGGTGTATATTAGTATTCAAATAATGATAGTTTCTAAACATTCCCCATGAGTCAACGCTTGTTGGATATATTTTGAAGTCAATTTCTGGTCGCTTGGCTGACCCCCTAGTTAATTTGTTTGTATTTACATCAAATATCCAATCAGGTTGCAACCAATCAACAATATCATAATGGCATGAAACGGCTACAAATTGCTTTTTTGTTTTCCTAATAAATTTTTGAACACAATGACTACCAATTTTAGCTACATCTCTATCCACAACAGAGGTAAATTCATCAAAGCATACCATATCTTTATTTTGTAATAATGCCCTTACTATATCCACTCTAAATTGTTGTCCTGTTGATAATGCTGAATAAGGTAATAACCACAAAGGTGGACTAGCAAAACCAACACTTGCTAAACATTTTGAAATTTCTTTTATGGATATATCTTTTGGAAATTCATTTATAAATGCTGAATTATTATCCCATTTAAAAGACCTAATATAATTATCTTTAAATAATTGTTTAGCTAGGCTTGTTTTACCACTACCAGATGTTCCTACAATTAAACCAACTTGCCAATCAAAATTTAAATCAATATTAAAATCAAATTCCTTTTTAAGTTTTTTTTCAGGTACTAAATCATATATGCCACATATTTGTTCTGTTCTAAATGTTGGCTTATATTCTGTTTCTTTTAGAAATTTAACACTCGACAAGTTAATCCTCTTTCAGATAATTCATTATATAATTCTTGTTGTTTTTCTTCAGATTCACATTCAATTATAACTTCACATTTATTTGGTATAGTTATTTCTGAACTATCTTCCAATGCTTCTTTATCAGATAAATATTTATCTAATTCTAATTTATCAAATCCTGTTAAATCTAAATCAAAACTTTCATCTTTTAATATATTTAATTCAGATATTAACAAATCTTCATTCCATTTAGTTTCTTGTCCTGACCGATTATCCATTATTCTATATGCTATTGCTTTATTTTTTTCAAAATCCTTTTTAATAACAAATGCTGTTTTTTTATGTAATTCTTTTAATGCTTTCCATCTTGTATGACCAACAACAATATAATTATCTTGGTCTATAACTATTGGTTGATTATTACCAAATTCTGAAATACTATTACGGACTTTTTTTACTGCATCAGCAGATATTTCTCTTGGATTGTTTTTATATGGTTTAATTAGATTAATATCTATTTCTTCAATCTTCATACAGGTATTTTTTCCATTTTAACTATTACACCTTTTGGAAAAACATTTCTATCACTAAATAATTCATCATTTTCTTCATATGTTCCAAATGTTCTTACACATTTTTTATCTTTTTGAAACAAATAAGCATGTGTTACCATTACACTAGGTTTCATTCCTAAAAAATCAAAGCTAGTACAATGTCCTGCATCGCCTAAAATATCTAACCATGTAATTTTATAAAAATAATATTTCTTTTTTTTAATAATGGCAAATTTATATTGTGCTTTTTTTCTTTTCATTGTTTTGTTTCAACCTCTGATTCAATTACTGCTTGATATATTTGTAATTGTGCTTTCAACCTACGATTTTCCAATGCTAAAGCAATTATTCTTCTCCTTGCATATTTAAATATTCTTAATATTGCTTTCATTCAACATTGTGTATTATATGGTCTTTATCATACCTATCTATTTTATACTCTTTTCCATCTTTTTTGAAGTAATCAAATCTGTCCTCGCTATGCCTAAAATCAAACCCTAATTTTTCCATTTTTTGACGTAAATTAACAGGCGATTCCTGTTTTATTTGATCAATTTCTTCCATTTCCCATCTTTTTTGACTTAACCATGTGCTAAAATGTGGCACAAATTTGTCCTCAATACCTTGCATTTGTTTATTATATATATCAATAATTGTTTCTTTTTTTGGCATATCATCACAAACTTTTATAAATGTTTGGTATGCTTTCCATTTGGAACCTCGTTTAATAATTAAACCTTTCCAAAGTTCCTCAAAAATTGAGCTATATTTATTATTAGGTATAGGTTTAGGTATAGGTATAGGTGTCATTGTTTTGCCATTGGCAAGAACTTCAATCAAATCATTTTGGTCAGTAATTTGTTTTTCTAATGTTCCGTTTTTATATCTTGCTTCAGCACCTTTTTTACCAGCATATGATTTTCTTTGATATTTAGCTGTTAAATATTTATGTTCAGCTGTTAATCTTTTATGAGTCCAATGATTATGTTCTTCATTTGGTATAAAAAATTCTTCCAATATTTCTTCAACTTTAGCATAACAACTTCCATCTATACATTGACATATTCTATAAGCAGATTTTGTTGAAAATGGTTTTGTATTTTTAGTCCAAGCAAAACATAATAATCTAATATATATACCTACTTGTTCATTGCTTAAATGTACCGTTTCTGCTGTAAATGTATCTGTAAATAATTGCAAAGCATGAAATTTATTAGTTTCCATATTACCTCGCTATAAATTGTGCTACAAAAAATTGCCAAGGTTCTGCCTGTGTTGGTTTCCATACCTTTGGAACTCCATACCATTTTTGCTTATTAGCAATATCATACATAATATCATTAAATTGTTTTTCAGATATTTGTTGGTCATTTTCGTTAAAATATAACGACTCTGAATTAATCATAAAATTAACTGTTTTTTTAGGTACAATTTTTTTTATGCTATCCTCAACAATAGATTCCATATTTTGTATATCCTCTATTTTTACCATTTGTTTATTTTTCATAAAATAAATAACTCCTTTCTAATTGATTTAGTTTTATGTTTGTTTTTATTAAAAGCTGTTTTTCAGTACCGAATTTTTCTTCAAACAACTTTTTATTAAGATGTATTGATTCATTACCCATATTATGATGTCTTGGACATAAAGGAATTGTATCTTGATGGTCAGGTCTTAAAGATAATCCTGTATGTTTTCTAATATGGTGTATTACTACATTATTTGAACCACAAGCAACACAACCTAATTCTTTTAATTTGTTAAATCTAATCCTGTCGGACTTTTTCATATAAATAAGTTATTTTTCCATCATGAATATAATATCCATTAAGAATTTTCTTTGGCTTTTTCTTCAAGATATTTTTCATATTC